CTGCTCGACGACGCGACCGATGCGGTCGAGATCGAACGCGAGGCCGTGGAGCTGGAATCGTGATCCGGGACATGGTGGGGGTCCTGTTCAGGAACCGCTCGCAGAACCCACGCGCTCCGATCATGCGCGGCAAGGTCACGATCGGAGGCGTCGAGTACAAGCTCTCGCTCTGGACCGCGACGGACCGCGAGACCGGAGAGAAGAAGGCCGACAAGAACGGAGACCCGTACTGGACTATCAAGGTCGAGCCGGACGAGTCGGCCCCGCGGCAGGAAAGGACGAGCGATGACCGAATCCCGTTCTGACCTTCGCCCCGGCGCGCCGATCGAGTACCGGGTCGGCGGCTGGTGGCTCCCCGGCGTCGTCGCGTCGGATCCGGTGTGGCGGCCCGCCATCCAAGCGTGGGTCGTGGACCTGGACGGAATCGTTTTCCCTGGTCTCGGCAACGCGACGCGGAAGGTGCGCGATGCGCGTGTCGAGAACGTGAGGTTGGCGTGATGGGCGTGGACTCGTTGCTTCTCGAAATCGACTGCATCAAGCGTGAGGCTGACGGTAGGCTTCACCTCGCGATCTCGCAGGAGCTGGACCGTGTGATCCGCGAGGCGCGCCAGCCGATCTTGGACGCGCTGATCGAGTCGCGCGACCTGTTGTGCGACGCTCGGCGCGAGATCGAAACGCTCCGCGCCGCGAACCGCAAGCTCGCGGGGGTCGGGGAGTGACCATCGGCGACAACGCTGTGACCTGCGGTGTCGTCACCGGTCAAGAGGCTTGTGTGTTCCAGCGCTTCACCGAGGCCGAGAACGACGCCGGCTTGTCGCGCGGCTGGTTCCGATGCTCGCCGTGGTATGCGGTCGGTAGTCACGTTTGGGCGTGGTTTAGACGATGACTCCGTACGCCGAGTTCCTGGACAGCAAGAGACACCTTGGCGGATACCACGGATTCGATCCGCTTTGGGTGCCGTCCTTCCTCTACGACTTCCAGGCCGATATCGTGTCGCGTGCGTGTCGTCGCGGTAGGAGCGCTATCTTCGCGGACTGCGGGCTCGGTAAGACACCGATGGAGCTCGTATGGTCCGTTAACGTCGCGATGAGGTCCGGGCTCCCCGTCTTGATCACGTGCCCGCTGGCCGTGTCGTACCAGATCGTCAGGGAGGCTGAGAAGTTCGGAATCGACTGCCGGCGGTCAATTGATGGATCGGTCTCTAGCCAGGTTGTCGTCACGAATTACGAGCGACTCTCGGCGTTCGACCATTCGAAGTTCTCCGCTTTGGTTTGTGACGAGTCGAGCATCCTCAAGAACTTCTCGGGGACAACCAGGTCGGCTATCACGGGGTTTATGCGGACCATTCCTCACCGTCTGCTGTGCACGGCAACCGCTGCACCGAACGACTACACGGAACTAGGTACTTCCAGTGAAGCGCTTGGCGAGATGGGGCATATGGACATGCTCGCCAGGTTTTTCAAGAACGACCAGAACACGATCAACCCGAATCGGCATTGGAGTGGTGGGAAATGGAGGTTCCGCGGACACGCCGAGCTCCCGTTCTGGCGTTGGGTGTGCTCGTGGGCGACGTCCATCAGGAGGCCATCCGATCTAGGGTACAGTGACGACAGATTCGTTCTGCCCCGCCTCGAAGAGCACAAGCACATTTTCCAGGCCGAGACCAAGCGACCGGGCATGCTGTTTAATTTGCCGGCGAATGGATTCCGTGAGGAGCGCGAAGAGCTTCGGGTGACGCTGGCTGAGCGTTGCGAGCGCGCCGCTTCGCTCGTCGATCACAACGAGCAGGCGATCGTATGGTGCCACCTGAACGACGAGGGGGACCGACTGGAGCGTGACATCAAAGACGCAGAGCAAGTCAAGGGGTCGGACTCCGACAACGACAAGGAGTCGCGGCTGCTCGCGTTCGCTAACGGGGACATCCGGGTCCTTGTCACGAAACCCAAAATCGGAGCATGGGGCCTGAACCTACAGCGCTGCGCTCACGTCGTCTACTTCCCGTCGCACAGCTACGAGCAGTACTACCAGGCCGTCAGGCGTTGCTGGCGTTACGGCCAGACGAAAGACGTGCGCGTGGACGTCGTGGCGACCGAGGGTCAGCGCGCGGCCCTCGATAGTCTGACGCGTAAGGCAGCGCAGGCGGACGTCATGTTTTCGAACCTTGTGAACGAGATGAAGTCTGCAACGGACGTTCGCCCCCGGGAAGCGCACGCGGCGAACGTGGAGGTCCCGCAGTGGATGAACGGCAAGTGATCTGCGACGACTACGCGATCTACAACGGGGACTGCTGCGAAATTCTGCCATCGTTCCCCGACGGCTCCGTACATCTCTCGGTGTACTCGCCACCGTTCGGTGGGCTTTACAACTACAGTTCGTCGGACCGCGACCTGTCTAACTGCCGAGACTACTCCGAGTTTTTCCGGCACTACGCGTTCGTCGTGTCGGAGATTGCCCGTGCCACCATGCCCGGGAGACTTACCGGCGTGCACTGCATGGACGTGCCCTCCGGGAATTCCGGGATCGACCACCTGCGGGACTTTCCTGGGGACGTGATTCGACTGCACGAGCAGTTCGGGATGCACTACACGGGCAGGTACTGCGTGTGGAAAGAGCCGTTGGGGGTACGAAATCGGACGATGGCGAAGAACCTCGCGCACAAGAGCGTGGTTGACGACTCTTCACGCTGCTCAGTCGCGAGCGCCGATTACCTGTTGATGTTCAGGAAGAAGGGGGCTAACCCCATTCCGATCGCTCACCCACAGGGACTGCTCGAGTACGCAGGAGAGAGGGTAATGCCAGCGGAGCTACTGCGCTTCCGTGGGATGGTTGGCAATCAAATCGAGAATCGATATTCGCATTGGATATGGCGGCAGTACGCTAGCGCATTCTGGGATGACGTCCGGATCGGGAGGGTACTTCCGCACAAGACCGCTCGCGAGGACGAGGACGAGAAGCACATTCACCCGCTACAGCTAGATGTCATTGATCGGTGTCTCGTGCTGTGGAGCAACCCCGGCGAGACCGTCCTTACTCCGTTCATGGGCGTTGGGTCCGAGGTCTACAGCGCGGTCGTCTCTGGTCGAAGAGGTGTCGGGATCGAGTTGAAGGAGAGCTACTACAAGCAGGCCGTCCTGAACGTCGCCGAGGCTCTCGCTGCCAGAGGAAAGAACGCGCAAGCAGGTTTGTTCTAGGGGGTGGTTGTCTGTGAACTTAGGCGAGAAGATAGTCACGCGGACCGACGACTTCGGGCGCTACGACCACGGTGCGAATCCGGCGTTCTGGCTCTTCGGCACCTACGTCGGCCACCGTTGCCGACCGCCGATCTGCTCCGAGTGCGGCGTCCTGCTCGTGCGGCGCATGACCGCTGAGGAGCGGGAGCGAAAAGGGGCCACGGCGTGAGAATCGGAAACTCAGTCCTCTGCGCGACGTGTGGACGATCCAAGGTGCCAGGCGGTCGCGACATTCCGGCCGTGATAGCGGATAGCTACTGCACCGCCGACTGCACGGGCTACCTCGACGAGCCCCGCCCCGGCTCGCTGTGGCCGGGCGAGACCGACGAGGACTACGGCTTCCCGTGCGGCACCAACGCGACCCGCGAGATGACCTCGGCCGAAATCGCGCTGAACGACGTGGAGTGGCTGCTCGACAACCGGGTCGAGCACTCGGCGAGCTGCGACGCGCTCGTGATCGGCGGACCGGACTGCAAGTGCGACCTGAACCGCAGGATCCGACGCATCCGCGAGATGATGAACAGCATTCCCCCGGTCTCGCGGTGAGGCCGGCCCGGCCGAAACGAACGCACCAAGTTGGAGCCGTGGGACTACCCGTGCTGGACCGAAGAACCAGACTCCACGCCGCGGGGATGGCCGGGCGCGGCGGGGAGTCGTGACCCTCATGTGCTCACCGTGGTACCATGGGCCTGCCGCCGGAGTCGACGCCGGGGGCGCAAGGCCGACGCGGATCGGGCCGTTCCGGACCATTCAATCCCCTTGGGGTCCGGGACGGTTCCACCGCACCAAGGGGATGCCAGTGGCCCGTGTCACGGTCGAAGACCAAGCATTTCTAGACCCACGAATTCAGAAGACAGGACGAGCCCTTCTACAGAGCGCCCCGAGACACCTTCTCGAGCGCGCGCTCGGGCTCTACCTCGCCGCTCGCTTGTGGTCATCGGCAACCGAGATCGGTTCAGCCGACGTAGACCGCGACCTCGCCGAAACCGTGCACCCCGACCTGTTCGACGCGCTCGTCGATTCGGGGCTGGTGCAGGTCGGCGCGGACGCTGATCGAGGACGCATCGCCGGCGGCGAGCGCCTGTTGTGGCTCAAGAAAAAGCGGGAATCCGGTAGAATCCACGGTCCTAAGGGCGCCGAGCACGGGGCGAAGGGTGGGCGACCACGGAAGCCAGAAAACCCGGTGACCCCGTTTCAGAAAAACCCGGTGACCGGGTTAGAAAAAAAACCCCCCTCTGGCTCTGGCTCCTGCTCTGGCTCTGACTCTCAGAACGGGGGGG